ACTATGGAGGTAGTTATATGAGAAATCACCGTGACAGTATCGTAGAACTTGGTCGTGAAACTATTAAGACCTTTATTGAACACTTTTCCTTAAATGCTTTTGCAGATGAGACAGATGGTAACACCGCACCTGCTGAGAGTGACAAGGGTGGTGACGAAGGTTCGTCAAAGTCACAGGCTCCTGCGATTAACTATGAAGACTTGATAGCGAAGGCTCGCAAGGAAGAGAAAGACAAGCAATACAAGGCTATTGAGAAGTTGAAGGGTCAGATTAACACCCTTACAGAACAACACAACAATGACCTTTTGAAAATTGCAGGTCTTGAAGAGCAGGTGAAAACTGCAAATGATAACCTCGCTAAAGTAGGTACAAATGATTCACAGGAAGTAGAGAACCTTAAGAACACTATTGCAGACTTGCAGAAGAAGAATAAGGACCTCGAAGAGCAAGTGAAGAACACTGTATCTCGCGAGGAAGTCGAAAAAGAGATTCGAGCAGAACTCGAGACTGAGTACGAAGTCAAGACTTACAAGGCTGAGAAACTTGCGGAACTGAAAGATGAAATTTTAGTACCCGAGTTAGTCTATGGTGACACTAAAGAAGAGATAGACGCTTCTATTGCTAAGGCTAAAGAGAGAAGTGCTGAGATTAGAAACAGATTAGGTTACACACCTAACCCCGATTCTAACGCAAGGACACCTAAATCTCCTGCCAACCCTAGTGTTAGCCGAGTACAGGACAATAAGTCCGCGCTTGATAAGTTAGCAACACTTGATGTAAGAAGTCCCGAGTATGCAAAACTAAGAAGTGAATTAGGTCTCAGATAATAGACCAAAGGAGGATTTTTACATGCACAAGTTTTTTAAGTCTTTTATTATTAAGGCACATGCAGACAATCACGTAACAGTTGCTACACAAGCAGGTCAGACTAATGGTGGTACTCTGTTCTCTGACGCTGTTCGTCTTGTTTATTCAAGAGAGATAGAGTTTAAGGCTCTTCCTCTTATGAGATTTGCTCAGTTCGCAACAGAGAAGACAGAGTTGGGTGTTGAGCCGGGTCTCACTATCGCTATGCTCACATACGATAACCTTGCTCTTGGTGGAGCACTCGAAGAGATGAAGAACATGACCACACAGGCTCTCAGTGGTTCCATGAAGCAGATTACTGTTGCTGAGCACGGTAATGCCGTATCGAACTCTGAGTTGCTCATTCAGTCTTCTTTCGACGACATTATGGCTACAACAACAACTCTTCTCGGTCGTGACTATGCTATGGTTCTCGATTGCGAGTTGCGTGATGTTGCTCTTTCCGGCACAAACATTGTTTATGCAGGTGGTAGGGCTTCACGTGCTAACATCACTGCTTCTGATAAGTTGAAGGTTTCTACTATCAAGGACGCTATCGAAGTTCTTTCTACGAACAATGCTCCTAAGTATGGAAATGCTTATTGGATTGCTTTCGTTCACCCTCATCAGTCCCGTGACCTTCGTGACGACCCTGCATGGATTAACGCATCTAACTATGGTGCTCCCGAGCAGTTGTTCAATGGAGAAATCGGAAGAATTGACGACACACGTTTCATTGAGACAACACTCATGTGCAACGGTGCGGCTTCTGAGACAGACCCGTCATACAAGGCTGAGTTACACCACGGTGCTTCTGGTGCTCCTGCTGACGTTGATGTTTACCAAGCAGTCCTCTTCGGTGACGCTTACTATGGAATCGCTTGGTCTCTTCCTGTTGAACTCCGTGACAATGGTGTTGAAGACTTCGGCAGAAAGAGAAGCCTTGCATGGTACGCAATTTGGGGTACAGGACTTCTCCATAACGACTATGGTGTTGTTATCGAGACTGCATAATAGGAGGTGTCTAATATGAGCAAGAAGTTAGACGCTATCAAGAATGCAGTATTCTATGCAAAGGAGAACCCTGAGCAACTCGCTACGATTCTCGAAGGTGTTGTATCTGATGTACTTACTTCTTTGTCCATTAGTGGTGAAGACAGTATCAAGATTCCTACAGGTGATACACCCAACACCGCAGACTATACTGCTAAAGCATTTAGTCAGTATGGTGACGTGATGGAAGCGACTATCACTTTAGCACTCAAAGAGTCTGTGACGGGTGTTTCCCTTAGTAATGGAACAGTTTCCGTTGCTAGTACTGCAACTGACGACAGTTTTGTTATCATTGCTACAAGCGGTACAGTAACCGCTGAGAAGTCTGTGGCTCTTATCGCCGCGAACTAATGAATTTAGAGAGGGGTATATGAAATACTATACCCCTCTTTATTAAAATTTTCGGAGGAAATTAAAATGGCAGTAAAGAAGACAAAGACCCCTAAGACAGAGGTTGTAGAAGAAGTTGCAGTAGAGACTAGTGAAGCCGTAGAGGTCGCTGAAACAACCGCAGAAGAGCCTGTGGAAGAGCCTATTGTAGAAGAAGTCGCAGAAGATACACCTACAGTAGAAATCGAAGCACCTAAGGAAGTCTCAAAGAAGCAGTCCGTAACTGTTGATACGGAAAGCGTTTCTAAGAGTGACGCACTCGAGGAAACAAAGAGAATTAGGATGAGAGTTGACCATAAGTGTACTATTGCTATGCAGAGGTACGACCTTAAGAAGGGACAGTGTTATAACGTGCCTGAGAATGTTAAGAGGGTTCTTGACAAGGCAGGTCTTCTCGCTCCCCTTTAATACTAAGAAATTGAGGTAAAGAGTAATGTCTTTATTAACCATTGACAACCTTTTGACTATCTTAAGAAGTAGTGTTTATGTACAGGACCCTAATAAGAGTTCTGAGATAGACCCTAACTATTTGTCAATGACGGATGAAGACCTTACTCTTTTTATTAAGTTGGGTGTGACTCGTGCATACCCCGATATTGATGAC